GTAGTCTAATGTCATTCTTCAGAGTAATCTCTGCTGTCTGTACAAAGTTAGGATCATAAGGTGGAATCGGTGTCCAGTTGTTAGGGAAGATACAAGCACAATCACCTGCCATTCTCTCCTCTGGTACTACACCTTCATCGTGGAAGTATAGTCCGATTCTTGCTCTGTCTGTTCTCGCTGTACCATCAGGTGTGTAGTGTAGTTGTAGATTAACAACTGAACCTGCTTTTAGTAGACCGCCAGTATTTTCATCATAGTAATCAGGATCGCCACCAGGAACATATGCGCTGATGGTTGCGTTATCCATATTCTGTTGACCTTCACCTTGTGCGCCTAGTAAACTTCCTCTGCCCTCTCCCGGTACTTGTACAGTGTTCAGCATGTGATGCATTACAGTAGGCTCGCTAGGCAAGAACTGTGAACCACGCAACCACTTATCTTCTGTTAAACCAAGATCAACACTTGTATAACGATAAGGAATCGCATTAGGACCCATTGTACCAAATGCAGGAATCTCTTGCGGCGGTACTTCAATAATCATATCAGGTTCACCGTGTACCCACTCTGAAGTAGAGTAAGTTGTTTCCGTGAGAGGATCAGCATCACCCTCAACAGGTGCACCTGCGTCAATCCACGCTACAATCGTATCTACTTCACGGTTGCTTAGTGTTCTATGATTGACGATTGTGCCTGCAAACTTACGATCAATCTGACCTGGCGGCATACGCTTTGACACAATAGCCTCTTTGATAGCAGGCGCAAAGCCTTGTACCATTTGATAGTTAGTCATTGCCCAAGGAGCAATACCGCCTTCTCTATGACATGATTGACATTGCTCTACAAAGATAGGAGCAACATCTCTTGCATAATCAATCTCATCAGCCTTTGCTGTAATAGCTATTGCACAGAGCAATGCTGTCCACACTGCTACTGTACTAAGCCAAAACATTTTCTTAATGCTATTCATTAATCATCTCCCGTAATACTTCTTTGTGCTTTCAATTGTTCAAATCCTTCATCATCTAAATGAGTAATAGCAAGCCAAGCGTGAGTCATCTCATCACCTGTGCGTGAACCGCCCATTACAAACATATCTGGATCTGGGTTATTTGGATTGTTTGCTGTGTTATCATACCACTGCTTCAGAATGATAACTGCACCAGCTGGTATCAAAGGCGCTACGTCTGGAGAATACAAATGACTATGATGCCAAGTTGCGCTCCACTTTGAGATTTGGCTTACTTGTTCTGTTCGTCCTGTTTCTGGATAGAAGATTTCAAGACTTGCTGCATTCATACGCAAGTGACCGTGAGGCTGAAAACTATCTAAACGCACAGGATGATCGAAACTGTGAAAGCCCTGAGTCATTGCATATCCATTGGGTGGGACTACTAAGTCGTCCTGGTCCCCAAGGCGATACAAGCTCAAATCTTGTTTGTATTTCAATTGTGCGCTTTCCTCTTCTGTGTATAACCAAAGTCCGATCTCTACTACATTGTCTTTGATTACAGAACCTGGAGCCATTGCGCCAAGACCACCTGGGAACATGTGAATATCCCACGATACTTGTGCGTTTGCTGGGATTGTACGACAAACTCCTTCTGGTACAATCTCTCCCCACTTTCCCATAGCGTACTCAGTGAGCATGCCTTCACGCCCTTCCGCTGTGATAATAGATGAGTTAGCGTGATGTACTACTGACTTAGCAGCGCCACGTGGTTTAACCTGTACTGCTTTGATACACCTGTCTTCTGACAAGCCTGTTGGTACTAAGTGTTTGTGCCATAGATCGTTTCCGTTTGCAGGAATATCGATAGCTACACTGGGAATGATTGCGTCTGGTGCGCCAAAGTCTGCTTCAAAGTTCCATGCTTCTGGATCTCTTAGTGGTGGTGCTTGTACGATTGTATCTGGATCACCGTACAATGAACCACCGTTTACCCATGCGACTACAGCATCAATCTCTTCTTGTGCGAGACGCCAATCCCCTTGTAGGTCTTGAATGCCTATGCCATGATCGTAGGCGTAAGGAGGCATTTCTCGTGATGCTACTTTCATAGCAATAAGTGGTGCCCATGGACGAACTTGTTCGTAAGTTTCAAAACTCATTGGACCTATGCCACCTTCACGATGACATACTACACAGTTGTTGTTGATAATATCTGCAACTTCACTTGTGTACGTTTGAGCAAAAATACTTGTTGGCAGAATTGCCAGTGTTGCGATTAATAGTCTTTTCATAATACACCTCAGTTGATTTGTGTGTAGTACTATTTATAATACGAAAAAAATACATTACTAGATTGTAATAGTTTATTGCAGCCATAAAAAAAGGGGCTACGAATAGCCCCTTCAAAAATGATTGCTTTAAGCAATTCTTTTTATTCTTACATAAGGTTAGTAACCTTAACTTTTCTGTAGTACTGGTTACGACCAGAAGTGAATGTATCACCGTCAGTAGTACCATCAGTTCTAGTTACGTATGGGTTAGCGATCATGCCGTAACGAGTCTTGAAGCCGATCTTAGGCTGGAAGGTGTTAGGGTCAATCGCACGAACCATTTGTAATGGAACGTATGGGCAGTAGAAGAGACCAGCGTCATAAGCGCTAGAACCTTTGTAGCCAGCTACGTAGAACTGTGAAGCAGCACCAGTGTTGGCACTGTATGGATCGATGTATACTCTGTAACGACCGTTGAGAACACCAGCGAAAGTGTTACCAGTATCGTCAACATTGAGGTTAGTAGAAAGAGCAGGTGTGTAATCAAGAACACCACTCATTGCTAGAGCACTTGCAACGTCTGCTGAACAGATGATGAAGTTACCTTTGCCTCTACGAGTATCTTGTGCAATCACGTTAGCGTCTCTCTCGATGTTGAAGAGAAGACCCTTGAAACGCTCAACTGACCAACGACCGTTTGAGTCAACGTCAAGATCGAAAGTACCAGCAGTTGCAGTAGAAGCTGCGCCGTCTTTAGCTACTTTGTAGATAGTACGGATAACTTCACGGTTGATTTCAGCAAGAATTTCTTGTGAAAGAATGTTAGAAAGTTCTGACTCAGCGTCAAGACCATGAATTGCTTTGAGGTCTTGTGCGAGTTCTACAGTGTACTCAGCTTTCAATGCACGAGACTTAGCTGTAACAGTAGTCTTCTCGATTGAGAAAGCCATTTCGTTTAAAGTAGCACCATCATCAGCGCCAATGTTTTCAGCGACTGAGGTAGCAACACCAGTACCAGTAGTATAAGTACCGTCAACTGGGTTTTTACCATCGTGTGTGCCTGTACCAGAGAAATCTGTGTCTGCTTCGTTGAAGAGTGCTTCAGTACCAGTCTGGCTAGTATAGTGTGACTTCATAGCGAAGATCAAACCAGTAGGACCAGTCATTGGCTGAACACCAGCAACGTCATAAGCCATCAAGTTAGGCAATGCTCGTCTAACTAGGCTGATGAGGATTGGATCGTAGTTATCAACACCGCCACCAGTTTGGTTAGCGTGAGTTGCTTCCATGATACCCTTCTCTTCTTGAAGGGCTTTTTCTTGGTTTTCGAGAACTACAGCAGTTACAGCCTTCTTATACGGATCTGCGATTGGCTGCAGGTCAGCATGCTCGAGGACTGGTGCCCACTTGCTCTCAATTTGCTCTGAAAGATACATTTAAGTCTCCTTGTTGTTTCAGTTTTGTTTTTATAATAACAGTACTATTTATAAAAAATTAATTTTAGAACTTAGTTGTTTTTGAAATTGCTTGAGCATACTTAGACATAACTGTGTTAGTTACTTCGTTTGTAGCTTCAAATGTGTCCTCAAGTTTGTCTTCAGTCAACGACTTCTCAGATGGGAAGTAGTTCTCTTTAACGACTTGAAGTTTTTGCTCATATGAATCCATACCAGTATAGGTAATGTCTTCTACCAATGCCGCAAATTTTTCTGCTTCAGTTGACGCAAGGCCCTCTGAAATCTTAGCAAATACTGCCTGCTTCTTCAAAGCGATAGCTTCTTCTTTGATTGCAATGTTAGACTCAACTTGCTCGTCTAGCTTTGCAGAAAGCTCATCAATTTGATTTTGCATTTCAGTCATCACATCATACTTTTCTTCTGGTACTTCAATATAATGCTCTGAGAATACTTGCTGTAAACCTTTGATAAATGACTCAGTTACTTCTGTACGAATACCACTTTCGATAGCGATTTGGTTCTCAGCCATCCAAGTTTCAGTAACATATGAGAGATACTTATCAATGTTTTCGGTCATTTGCTCTAACTGAGCTTCAAATTCAACATTTGCTGCCTCAGTAAGCTCTTCTTCAATTTGTGCAATTTCAGCACTAACTCGTGAAGTAACAACAGCTTCAAACATTTCAGCCGCTTTTACTTTGAATTCTTCTGTGAGATGCTCTTCGTCTGCGAAGAGAGCGTTGAGGTCTGCTTCAAAGAGAGTAGCTTCTTCAACAGAAACTTCTTCTTCAGCAATCTCTTCTGCGTCTTCTGCAACTACTTCGTCCTCAGCAATAACTTCATCAGTTACTACTTCGTCTTCTGCAATTACTTCTTCGTCAGTCTCTTCAACTTCTTCTTTAGCAACATTGCCAGCAGATGATTTTTTCATTACATCAGTCTCGCTTGGCTTGTCGTTTTGGAAGTTTGCAGGGGCTTCTTTAGCACCGTTACCCTTAGGTAGTGTAGTGTCTTTAGATTCTTTGCCTGCTGCTGCCTTACCTACAGGTGAAGTCAAACCGCCTTCTGCATTGCCAGTACCGCTAAGGTCTTGCATTTCAGGATTGGCGTTTGAGCTACCTTGAGTAGGATTAGAAGCATCACCTTGTTGCTTATCTTTAGGACGATTTGCTGCGCCCTCCATAAGCTCTCGGATTTTGGATTCTACACCCATGTTTATTCTCCTATTAGGTTGTATTACTGTGTTCTGATATATATTTATAAAAATTAAATCTTAGACAACTTAGTTAAGAAGTTTTCAAAGACTTGTAACTTTACAGCCTCAAGCTCTTTAGTGCTTGCTGCTCTAATCAATTCTTTGGACTCTTCTAATTCTTTTTCTTGCCAGATGCCGTTCACAAATGTCCACTCTTTATTCTCCATGATGCCCTGTACATAAGCATCTGGAGCAGAAGGATCGGCAACAATATCAGCAGCAGTAGCTAACATGAAGTCTTCTTGCACTTCATTGACACCGTTTCTTTCTTTGAGTGAACCCAATCCACGAGAGCTAACACCTAAGCTGGCACCCTCGTCAATAAGTTCTTTTACAATACGCCCCATAGGTGTATCTAGAATCTTTGCTCTACCAATAAAATTGTCGCCGTCTTCTTTAAGACCAACAATCATATGAGAAACACGGTCAAGATTAACTGTAGGACCTTCTGGATGTCCTAGTTCACCGTATGCTCTCTTCTTCTCGATAGATTCTTTTGTATAACGAGCAACCTCTTTCTGCATCACTTCTTTAGGATACAATCTACCATTACGGTTCTTGAGGTTTGACTGTAAGAAAACACCTTCGATAAAGTGTGACTTCTTACCAGTCTCTTCGTTAAGTTCAGAGATATACTTAATCTCTTCTGTAACTTCTTTTATTAGTTTCATTATCCTAAGTCTCCGTCAGCGCCTTGGTGATCTTGAGGTCCGTAGCCAGATACTTTAGCACAATCAATAATTACAATGCCGTCACCGTTGCTGAATTCAACTACGATGTCTGATCCATTTTCTTGATTGTCAGTAAACCCATGAAAGTCCATATCACCATTGCCAAACAAGTGATAAATGTGCTCACCATTTCTAGTGATAGTAATGTCAGCGTTTTTATCAGTAGTCCAATACAGGCGTCTAATATTGACTTCTGGGCTGCTTACAGTCTCAGTAGATTTCTTTAGTGTTGTGGCCAAGGCAATAGTAGCAGAATCACTGTTTGCTCCGTGAACTTTTACGACACCTTGGACTTGTGTTAATTTTAGAACAGTAGTGTCCGCTGCCATCTCTTATCTCCGATTAAACTTATTTGTTTACTAACTTGTCTGTGGCTTTCATAATGCCAGCTTTTCTTTTTGCAGCACCTTTTTGAAATGCGCCTGCCAAACGAGTGTTTACATTTTTTTCAGTACCAGAAGAAGTTTCTTTGGCATCTCTTTCATACTCTTTGCTCATTTTTTCACGGGCGCCGTAGCTAGTAGTTGCTTTCTTAATGTAAGAACCTAAAGTTTTCTTAGAAATCTCTTCGATCTCTTCAACTTCTTCAGAAACTTCATTTTCAGGAGCTTCACTCATGTTCTTGTGATTGCAGTCACATCC